TGGGAAGATGCTTATGCTAACGGTTTGGAATTATTGGGATTCAATTATTCAGAAAGGTCAGAGCCGTTCAGAGGTGCGTCGGGCGTCACGCATCCGCTGTTGGCTGAAGCGGCAGTGCAGTTCCAAGCTCAAGCGTTCAATGAGTTGCTGCCAGCGGGTGGACCAGTGCGCACTGCTATTGTCGGGTCAGAAGATGCCGCAAAGTCTGACCAAGCACAGCGTGTAAAGGACTTTATGAACTTCTACATCACAAACGTGATGGAAGAATACACCCCTGAGTTTGACCAAATGCTGTTTTACTTACCTTTAGCGGGTAGTACATTTAAAAAAGTCTACTATGACGAGAGTATTGACAGGGCAGTAAGCAAATTTATAGCTGCAGAGCATTTAGTGGTGCCGTATGAAACTGCTGATTTAGAAACTTGTCCAAATATCACGCATGTCGTGCGTATGAGCTTGAATGAGTTGCGTAAAAAGCAGATAGGGGGATTTTACAGAGACATACCTGTGCTGCCTCAACAGGCTGCTGACGACGATTTAGGGTCAGAGTTAGACCGTATCACAGGCGTAGAGCCGTCGTCCGTGGATTATGACTGTACTATGCTTGAATGTCATGTCGATTTGGACCTAGAAGGGTTCGAGGACATGGGTGAAGACGGCGAACCAACAGGAATCAAGCTTCCCTATGTAGTCACCATCTCTCAAGATAACGGACAGATACTCTCAATTCGCAGAAATTACCGTGAAGAAGACCCCAATAAGGCAAAAATCCAGTATTTTGTGCATTATAAGTTCCTTCCTGGCTTTGGGTTCTACGGACTGGGGCTAATTCACACGATTGGTGGTCTTTCACGGACAGCGACTGCAGCTTTACGGCAATTGATAGACGCAGGAACGCTCTCTAACCTTCCAGCAGGCTTCAAAGCTCGCGGCCTACGGATCAGGGACGATGATGAGCCTTTACAGCCGGGTGAATTTAGGGATGTAGACGCCCCTGGGGGTGCAATACGCGATAGTTTAATGCCTTTGCCGTTTAAGGGGCCCGATGGGACGTTGTTCAACCTTCTTGGCTTTGTTGTTGACGCGGGAAGACGATTTGCAACGATTACGGACTTGAAGGTCGGGGACGGCAACCAACAAGCGGCAGTAGGCACGACAATTGCTATGATGGAACAGGGCTCTCGTGTAATGAGCGCGGTCCATAAACGTCTTCACTACGCAATGAAGCTTGAATTTAAGCTTCTTTCAAGGGTAATGGCCGAAAGTTTGCCGCCTGTGTACCCATATTCTATTGAAGGTGTAGATTCTGCAGTCAAAGCACAAGATTTTGATGACCGCATAGACGTAATACCTGTTTCCAACCCCAATGTATTTTCTCAAGCACAACGGATTGCTCTTGCTCAAACTAAGATGCAGCTTGCGTCACAGGCTCCGCAGATACACAACATGTATGAGGTCTATCGGGATATGTACGAGGCCTTGGGCGTGCGGGATATTGATAAGTATTTGATGAACGAACAGGCTCAACAGCCTACACCAAAAGACCCTGCACAAGAAAACCAAGAAGCGTTGGACGGCAAGAAGATGCAGGCATTTCCTGGGCAGAACCATGAAGCGCACATTATGGCGCATCTTGTTATGGCAGGATCTCCACTGGTGTCTGCCAATCCGATGGTCGCTGTGAACCTTCAGAAGCATGTTTTCCAACATGTGCAGATAGATGCAGTGGAAAGAGCTATGCGTGAGTCAGGCATGGAAGGACAACCGCAGGTGCCGCCAGAAGTGCAGATGCAGATAGACGCTCTAGCTGCGGTGTATATGGCTGAGGGCATGAAAGCCGTTCAGGACTTGGGTCGCCAACTTTCTGGAGGCGGTCAGCCCGACCCTGTAGTAGCGTTGAAACAACAGGAATTGCAGCTTGATGCCCTTGCAGAGCAAAATGATAAGGAACGGGAAGAGCGTCAGCTTGACCTTAAACAGGCTCAGATGATGGATAAGTCACGTCAGTTCGACGAGCGCATTAGAAGTCAAGAAGAGCAAACAGCAGCTAGAATACAAGCTGCGTTAGAAAGAGAACGCATGAAAGATAGGAGCGTACAATGAGTGCAGTAAAGATAGTAATAAATACGCCAAAGGAAGCCCCGAAGGCTAAGCCTTTTGCAGAGATTGACGGGCAAGGTCGTGTGCCATATGGCGAAGCTAAAGAGGTGTCTGTACCGACAGCTATGGGTATTTCAAAAGTTCGCGGCATGGGCGCAGCAATTAAGGGCGGCAGCTATCATAGCTGCAAGTAAGATAAGAGGCGAAAATTTTAGCAGAACTCGCGGCTGCAAATGCGGCTTTTACGATTATCAAGAAGGCTGTCCAGAACACTGGAGACATAGCCAAAGCAGGAAAGGCTATTTCAGATTTTGTTATAGCCAAGGAAGAGCTGCAGCGAAAAGGTAACAGAAAGAAAAAATCGGGTGTTCGCTCTTCTGACTTAGAAGAGTTCATGGCTTTAGAAAGTATTCGTCAAAAAGAAGAACAACTAAAACAGATAATGATATACACAGGAAGACCGGGGCTTTGGCATGATTGGCAAAAGTTTCAAGCAGACGCTAGAAAAGAACGCAGAGTGCGGGAAGAGTTGGCGAGACGCAGAAGAGCGGAACTTGCAGAAGTCATTGGTTTGGGTGCAGCAGGTCTTTTAGTTGCTTCAATGGTTGCAGGAATGATTGCTTGGATAGCATGGTTAAAAGGGATGTTTGACTAATGAGTGCAGAAGACGTAGCAAGAAAGCTTTTAGAGCTTAAAATACTGCCAAGGTTTATGATGTTGTGCATGACAGGCGTGTATATTAGATGTATTGAGTGGGCACTTTCGCAGCCGGATTTGACAACTCAGCAGGCTTCGCTAATTTCAGTCGTCACGGGGGCCATGACAGGCAGTCTGGCGGTATGGTTGAATTCTGAAAAATGAAAGAGTTTGTCCTTGTCATTTCTATGTGGGGGCACACTGGTGCTGAATGGGCATATGTTGGCAATCAAATAGTTTTACAGCAATCTTTCACACAAAAACAATGTTACCGTTTGTTACAAAAAGACATGTGGAAAGCCACTTACGATAATGAGTTTTACAAAATGAACATTCAGTGCTTTCCTAAAGATTGTGCAGGTAAAGAGGTATGTAGTGACTAATGCCAGCAAAGTTAAATGAAAACACTGAGGTTGCCTTACCGTTACGCAATATAATCAGCATGGTTGCGGCGGCTAGTCTTGCAACGTGGGCTTACTTTGGTTTGATAGAAAGATTGAATACGCTAGAAACCAATCAGACTATGATGCAGTCTGATTTAGAGCAGAATACAGAATTCCGAATAAAGTGGCCCAGGGGTGAGATGGGTAGCTTGCCAGCAGATAGCGAGCAGTTCATGCTAATAGAGCATTTAGCTACTGAGTTAGAGAAGTTACAGAACGAAATAGAAGGCGGCAAAGCCCCTTATGATCAACAACAGAAGCTAACATTAGAGTTTTATGAGAAACGAATAACTAATTTAGAAGAAAACTTAGAAAAGATGCGTAACGGTGGTTGAATTAACTTTTGTTTTATTGCTGGTCATGGGCGGGGAAAAAGTAGAATACACCCCGTACAAGTCACTTGGTGAGTGCTTGTCTGTACGCCGCAAAATAAAACGTAATGTAGGCCACACCAACAATTTTGACCAAAAGTGGTCCTGTAAGGAATTGAAAGTTATGATGTTAAATGGAGAAATTTTAGATTTCATTAAGGAGTAAACTATGTTTCAGGCTCTTATTGGCCCTATCGCATCATTGGCGGGCTCATTTGTTGAGGGGCAGGTATCCAAGCAAAAGGCGAAAGCAACTCTTGCACAAACTGAGGCAGAAGCGAAAGCTGAAATAATGAAAACCGCAGCTACCCACGACAGTAAGTGGGAGTTGATTATGGCCGAGTCTACAAAATCGTCCATTAAGGATGAAATAGTAACGGTGATTATACTAATCCCCCTAATTTTAGTTTTCATTCCTGGCATGGAGCAGATTGTTAAAAACGGTTTTGATCGTTTGAACGAATTACCCGAGTGGTATACATATCTGGTTTTTCTTACAATATCTGCAGCATTAGGCATTAAAGGAGTAGACAAGTTTAGGAAAAAATAGTAAATATCTCATATGGATGAGATAACTCTCGCACAATTTATTCTTAAACTAATTAGAGAACGCAAACAAACTATTGTGGATGTTCTTATAAATAATGAAGTTAAGGATATGGAACACTACAGACAATTGATGGGGAACATTGATGGTCTGCAATATGTTGAACAGGAACTCAAGAGCCTGCTAGAGAAACAGGAGCTAATAGATGACTGATACAGTCCAAGCTACAAAAGAAGACACTGCGTCTTCACCCTGGGTGCATCCCTCTGAACGTGTACTCGACCCTTCTAAAATTGATAAATCGCTATTGGACAGGATGCCTACCCCTACCGGGTGGCGTATATTAGTCCTCCCTTATAAAGGGAAGGGCAAAACAGAAGGAGGAATTCTTCTTCCTGACCAAATACTAGCTAATCAAGAAATATCCACACAAGTGGGGTATGTTCTTAAAGTAGGCCCTCTTGCTTACGAAGATAAAAACAAATTTCCTACAGGCACTTGGTGCAAGCAAGGGGAGTGGGTTATCTTTGCAAGATATGCGGGTTCTCGCTTTAAGATTGAAGGCGGAGAGGTCAGAATACTTAACGATGATGAAATTCTCGCTAAAATTTCTGACCCTGAAGACATTTTACACGGTTGAGGAACATTATGGAAAATCAAGAGAATAAACAAGCAGAAGAAGTTTTACCAGTTGAGCCTCGGGAAGAGGCCGTTGAGGTAGAGGTAGATGCTCCGACCTCGGAAGAGGCTGTTGAAGTTGTACAACAAGCAGCGGGGGACGATCAGCAGGAAAAACCAGTATCTGATTCTAAAAAGCGAATTGACCGTTTAACCAAACTTCGAAGAGAAGCAGAACGTCGGGAGCAAGATGCGCTTCAATACGCTCAAGGCGTAAAGAAAGAATTAGAAGAAACAAAAGCCCGCTTGCAAAATTTAGACCAGGGGTTTGTAAGAGAATTTTCAAATCGAGTTGAAGCAGAAATATCACAGGTAAAAAATGATTTGAACCAAGCACTGTCTATTGGTGACAGTAGTGCTGCGGTAGAAGCTCAAGAAAAACTAGCAAAACTTGCGGTGGCTTCTGATAAGGCAGAAAGTGCTCAAGCTCAACAAAAACGTCGGCAGGAGCAACCTGTTGAAGAAACGCCTGTGCAACAACCTGCGGCCCAACCTCGACCTGCTGATCCTAAAGCAGAGGAGTGGGCAGATAGAAATGAATGGTTTGGTTCGGATAATACCATGACATATGCCGCTTTTGGTATTCATAGACAACTTGTCGAGAAAGAAGGGTTTGACCCGAGCTCAGATGAATACTATAATGAACTAGACAGACGAATTAAGACGGAGTTTCCGCATAAGTTTGATTCAAATCAGTCACAGAGTAATCGACCTGTTCAGACGGTTGCTTCTGCATCAAGGACTGCTAATAAATCTGGACTCAAAAAGGTCAGTTTGACCCCCTCTCAAGTTGCTATTGCAAAAAAGTTAGGAGTTTCTCTTGAAGATTATGCAAGGCAAGTTGAAATACTAGGAAGGAGCTAGTGATGGCTGAAATTCAAGTTACTAAGAACGCAGGCGTTGATCGTAGCTCTCGTGCTAGTCAGACAAGGGAGAAAGAGACAAGGCGTAAGCCCTGGGCTCCCCCGTCTATGCTAGACGCACCACCTGCGCCCGATGGATACAAACATCGTTGGGTCAGGGCCGAAGTTCGTGGATTTGACGATACGAAAAATATTTCTGCTCGTCTGCGCGAAGGATACGAACTGGTCCGCCAAGATGAGTACCCAGATTTTGAGGCACCCGTCGTTGAATCAGGTAAATATGCTGGTGTGTTTGGAGTTGGCGGATTAGTTCTCGCTCGTATTCCGTTAGAAACGGTAGCCGAAAGACAAGCCTACTTTGATGGTAGGACTAAAGATCAGATGGATGCCGTGGACCACGATATGATGAGAGAAAATTCTCACTCTACTATGAGGATCGGCAACGCCGATCGTCAGTCGCGTGTAACCTTTGGTGGTCCTAAAAACTAGGACCTGATTGGAGAAAAAAAATGGCAAACCAAGATACTGCTTTTGGTCTGCGTCCAATTGGCCTTACAGGTTCAGGTGCAAACACTACTGGTGTGACTCAATATGAGATCGCATCGAACAACACCAATGCAATTTTCCAGTATTCGCCAGTGATTCCATTGGCTGCTGGTGTAATTGACATTGTTGGTGCGGCAAACGGTGGTACAGTTCCTGCTCTTGGGGTCTTTATGGGCGTTGAGTACGTAGATAGTTCTACAAAAAAGACTGTCTTTAAGAACTTCTGGCCTGGGTCCAACAACGTCAGTGTAGACACAAACTTTCCTGTGAAAGCTTTTGTTGCTGACAACCCAAATCAGTTGTTTATGATTGCTGCGGACGGCAGTTCAACAGATCGTGCGACAGCTTTGTCAAACATCTTTGCAAACGTGTCTTTAGCAAACGGAGCCTCTGGTTCAACGAACAATGGCCGTTCAACTGCTGAAATGGATATTTCAACAGTAGCAGTCACAGCAACCTTATTCATGCGTATAGTCGGCCTTTCAGGCGATGAGGCTAACCTTGATTTTGACGCTGCGGGTGTGAATTACATAGTTCGATTTAACTTCCACCACAACGCGCCTGTTGCGGCTTCGGCTTCACAGACCACGTCGTTGTCAACTGGCATATAAGGGGGACATAGATAATGGCTATTTCTCGCGCACAACTAGCTAAAGAGCTAGAGCCAGGTTTGAACGCACTGTTCGGTCTGGAGTACAACCGCTACGAAAACGAACACACAGAGATTTTTGAAGAAGAAACCTCTGATAGAGCGTTCGAAGAAGAGGTAATGCTTGGTGGTTTTACCACAGCACCCGTCAAAGGTGAGGGTTCTGCCATCACTTTTGATGATGCACAAGAGACATATACCGCACGTTATACACATGAAACTATCGCTCTTGCGTTCTCTATTACTGAGGAAGCAATCGAAGATAATTTGTATGATCGTTTGGCGTCTCGTTACACCAAGGCTTTGGCTCGCTCAATGGCACAAACCAAGCAAATCAAAGCAGCTTCTATTCTAAACAATGCGTTTAGCACTGGAAGCCCTGTTGGTGATGGTGCAGCTTTGTGTTC